TATGGTAACGAGCTTTACGATTATTGCAATAAGAACTTTAATTTGCACCAAGTAAATAAGCAAAGATTTGCTATTTATAGTAAATTGATAGACAATGCCCGTAATTAAATGCAGTAATGGCAAATACAGAATAGGATCAGGTGCTTGCATATATGACACCGAAGAAAAGGCGCAAAGTGTTTGGGCGGCAATCAGGGTTTCAATGGTCGATAGTTACAACGACTATCCACAATCTGCAAGAGTAAACGCACAAAGAGCAATCAATATAAGAGAACAATACGATCGTAAATGCGGAACGCCTGTTGGTTGGGCGCGCGCAAATCAATTAGCTAAAGGCGAAAATATAACAAGGGACACAATAGCAAGGATGGCTTCATTTGAAAGGCACAGGGATAATTCAAAGGGTGATCCAAAAAATGATTGCGGTGCTTTGATGTGGTTGGCTTGGGGTGGTGATGAAGGAGTGGCTTGGGCGCAAAGGAAACTTGAACAGATCGATAATGAAAAAACACGTTAAAATATATCTTGACTATTTCGGTTACGGAATAGAAGACTTTATACCTTGTGAGGCTTGCGGAAATAAAGCCGTTGATATTCATCACATAGACGCAAGGGGAATGGGCGGATCTAAGAAAGCGGACACGATCGAGAACTTGCAGGCATTATGTAGACAATGCCATATAGTTATGGGGGACACTAAGACGCATTACGATTATTTAAAAGATATACATAATAAAAAAATAAATGGCAAAAGTTAAAAGTGATTCAAAAAAGGTTAACTTTGGTAAAAGGAAATGCGGACACGCAAAGAAATCCTTTAACAAACATACGCCAAGACCAAAAGCATACAGAGGACAAGGCAGGTAAATAAAAACCTATGATAAAAAAAGTAAAGATTGCGGAAGTGAAACCTAATCCGAACAATCCTCGTTTAATTAAAGACGATAAGTTTAGAAAACTTGTAAAGTCAATACAGGAATTTCCCGATATGTTAAGCGTCCGACCTATTGTAGTTAATAAAGATATGGTTGTATTGGGTGGCAATATGCGCCTGAAGGCAATTAAGGAAGCAGGCTATAAAGATATAGCAGTCGAAATAGTAGATTGGACTGAAGATCAGCAAAAAGAATTTATTGTAAAAGATAACGCGAGTTTTGGCGAATGGAATTGGGATGACCTTGCTAATAATTGGGATGAAGAACAATTAGTTGAATGGGGAGTTGATACTTGGGTATCTAAAAACAATGACGATCTTTTAGAATTAGACGAAAAGACAGAGGAAGAAAGTACAAGTATCCCAAAGATCACAGACGAAGGCTATTCATTATTCGAGATTGTGATGTTGCACGAAAACAAAGTACATTTATTTGATGTATTAAATCAAGTAAAAAAGGAGTTCCTATTTGATAAAACAGAGGACGCCCTAATGGAAATAATTAGAGTATATCAAAATAAAAACTAAATAATATGAGGCAAGAAAATAGCGCATTCATCAGTTTCGGTAAAGCAAATAGTGGTTTAATCTTTGACGATTCAGAGAATCAGGTTTATCCAATTAGATACTACAATGTAATTAATGGCGTTGGGGTTACCTTAGATCCTGAAAGTTCTTACTATGGGTTTGTATATAATGGTAAGGTAACTATCAATAGGAAATGGTTATCACCAATTGAATTAGATCAAGATATGTATTTCAGCTTATCAGATGAGTTTACATTTTCTACAAACGCATTAGGTAGTTGTATTCTTATTGAGGTATTAGATAAAGGATATTATAAAGAAAGCGACTATAAAGCATATGCAACTTTTGGCGGTCCTATCGAGGCTAAAGGAAGATTGAAATATATTGATGGTTGCACAGATAGTTTATTGATCAGTCCTGTAAAGAAAGGGCAACCTTGTTTAAATCATTTACATTTCCCTGAAAATATTAATCAAACGCAACATACGCACCCATCACATAGAATTGGTATTGTAGCTTCTGGATATGGAGAATGTATTACCCCGTTCGGTAACTTACCTTTATCCCCTGAAATGATATTTGTTATTAAGGCGTGGAACGGAGTTTATTTTGATAAAGGATTAGATGGCGAAATGTACGCAATAGGACAACACGCTTTCCAAACATTCGGCGAACCTATGAATGTTATTGCATTCCATCCTGATAGCGACTTCGGTCCTGAAGATGAGTTTCACCCAATGATCAATAGAACAATTGTAGATGGTATTTCAGCTAATAAACTTAAAGATATAATGACTAAGTAATGAGCAAAATTAGAAAAAAGAATTATCAGGAAGACAATGTCTTGCAGGCTGCAATAAATAGAATGAGGTACTTGTATGATAGCTTTGACAATGTAGAGGTTGGATTTTCAGGAGGCAAGGATAGTACGGTTATCTTAAACATTGCGCTTCAGGTTGCAAAGGAGAAAGGAAAACTTCCTGTAATTGCTAATTTCTATGATGAGGAAGCAATCCATCCTACTACGATTGAATATGTAGAAAGGGTAAGAGATAATCCTGATATTAAACTAAATTGGTTTTGCTTAGAGTTTAAACATAGAAACGCATCTTCCAATGAAGAACCTTATTGGTTCACTTGGGATAAGGATAAAAAAGATAAATGGGTTCGCGAAATGCCTGAAGGCGCAATCACAGAACATAGCAAATTCTACAAAGGATTATCGTTTCAAGAGTTCACTTCGTTAAGAGCAGAAAAGTCAAAGGGTACAACTGTTGATGTAACGGGGGTAAGAACACAGGAAAGTCTAAGACGATTTCAGGCGGTAGCTAAGAAAGTAAATGATAACTATATTTCGAGGTACGGACATTTTTCTATTGCGCACCCAATATATGATTGGAGTAGTCAGGACGTTTGGAAATTAGTACACGAATGGAATATAGATTACAATAAGACTTACGATATATTTAACCAAACAAAACTAAGCAATAGGTTTTTGACGCAAAGAGTTTGCCCGCCATTTGGCGAAGAACCTTTGAGGGGTTTATGGATCTATGCAGAGTGCTTCCCTGAATTATGGCATAAGATGCTTAACAGAGTAGAAGGCGTTGCGACCGCTTGGCGTTATGCTAATACAGAATTGTATGGCGTTGGCGGGATCGAGAAGCCTGAAGAATTAGCTTGGAAAGAATATCTTAAATATATTGTAGACACATATTCAGGCAAAGAAAAGAATTATGTGATCGAGAACATAAACAGATATATTACATATCATAAGGACAGATCAAAGGTAGCTATTGATGATACAGAGGCGTCCGCATTGACAGGGATTTCTTATAGGTGGCTTTGCAAGATTGCACATAAAGGGGATTTCAAAGGAAGGCAAAAGCCTGATAATGAAAGAACGGCTGCAATGAAAAAAGAGAACCTGACACAAGATGAAGCAGTAATGAAATACGGAACAGAAAAGTATAAAAAAGAATACTTTAAAAAATGATAGATCAATACCCTTCCGTAACAAGAATACTCGCTGCTACTAAACCGCAAGAGGATATTGATGCTTTAGAAAGGTGGCGCAAAAGAGTAGGTTACGCGGAAGCTGAAAGGATTAGCAATGCCGCCCTGCAAAGAGGGAAGATGTATGATAATTTTGTAGAGGATTATAGCAATGGCATAGATATTCCTCACGCCCAACTAAAAGAATACCTAAGCCAATTCGATATAATATCAAGAGAGCAAACGATATATAATAACGAATTTGGATATAAAGGAAGATATGATTGTATATTTGCAAAGAACGGGATATTAATACTGAATGACTTTAAAGGATCAGGAAGAAAAAAGTCAAGGGAGTATTTAAAAGATTACCCATTACAGATAGCAGCATACATAAAGGCAATAGAGGAAACAGGCGTGGTTATCAATTGGGGGATGATTTCAGTAATACTATCGGATCAGATACAGACATTTGTATTTGATCATTGCGAAATAGAAAAATACTTTAGAGAATTTATTACAAGACTAAAAAAATATAATGATGCAAAAAATGCCGATTTCTAACGTAGTATGGTTAGATAGAAACGAACTATCCCCTAATTTATACAATCCTAATAAGGTAGCACCGCCCGAAATGGCTTTGCTTAAACAAAGTATATTACAGGACGGGTGGCTTTTCCCTATCGTAGTATTTGATAAGACTATCAACATAGAAGGATTGACAGATAACAACGATCTAAATAAATATACAATCATAGACGGCTTTCATAGATTCACAATGAGCGGTGATAAAGAAATATTTAAAATGACAGATGGCAAAGTCCCTGTTGTTATTCTTAATCCTGCAAACCCATTAGCGACAACCGTGAGAATGAACAGAGCAAAGGGAACGCACGCCGTACTAAAGATGGGGGACATTGTAAAGAACCAAATAGACAACGGCAAGCCGATCAGTCAGATAATGCAAGAGTTCGGAATGGAGAAAGAGGAAGTAATTAGATTAGCAAATAGAATGGGTATTCACAAGACAGATATCATAATCGATACAGATTGGTCTAATTCTTGGATTCCCCAATAACAGAACAAGAACAGAATGAGCAAAGAGCATTTAATACCATTTGTCAAAGGTCAGTCAGGCAATCCTAACGGACGACCGCGCAAATATGTAAGCCTACTTAAAGAGCAAGGGTATAAGCTAAGCGAAATCAATGACACGATTCAGGTGATGATGTCAATGGATATAGACGAACTTAAATCGGTCTATGATAATCCAAAAGCTACCATACTTGAAAAGACTATTGCCAATGCTATGAATAAGAGTTTAGCAAAGGGAAGCCTTTATAGCTTAGATACATTACTCACGCGCGTATATGGAAAGCCTAAAGAACAAATGGATATACAACAAGATTCGAGGATCGAGGTTGTATTTGTAGAAGGCAAGACAATCCTATAATGAGAATAGAATTACCAAAACCACATATAAACCAACAAAAGATATTAGAATGCGAAAGGCGTTTTATTGTCGTTATGTGCGGTCGCCGTTTCGGTAAGTCAGAACTATCACAAATATTCTCAATCAGCGAAGCGATCAAGGGCGGGCAAGTGGCATACATTACGCCTACCTATAAATTAGCAAAGGCATTTTTTGAAAGGCTAACTAAGGCATTGCCATTTAAAAACAATATCAGCAACTTAAAGATCTATTGCCCTAATAATGGATCAATAGAATTTTTTACAGGGGAAAGGCTTGACAATCTTAGAGGTCGTAAATTTCATTTAGTGATCATAGACGAGGCGGCGTTTATCCCGAACTTAGAAGATGGTTGGAATAATAGTATTCGCCCTACGCTTACAGACTATCAAGGTAAAGCCGTATTCCTTTCTACGCCAAGAGGAAAGAACTTCTTTTATTCTATGTTTATGAAACAGGGTGAGAATGATTGGCAAAGTTTTAAATTCAGTACATACGATAACCCATATATAAACCCCCGCGAAATAGAGGACGCTAAGATCCAATTGCCGAATGTAGTATTCGAGCAAGAGTATTTAGCGAACCCATCCGAGAATAGCGCCAACCCGTTCGGTAATGCATTCATACGAAATTGCATAAAGCCAATATCAGGGCAACCAATTGTATGTTACGGGATCGACTTAGCTAAGTCGGTAGACTTCACCGTTATCGTAGGTCTTGATAAAGGCGGCAACGTGGCGTATTTTGACCGCTTCCAAATGGATTGGCATAATACAAAGGAAACGATTAAAAGGCTTCCTATTGCGCCTATATTAGCAGATAGCACGGGCGTTGGTGATCCTATCCTCGAGGACTTGATCAGGGACGGCGTAAACATTCAGGGGTTAAAGTTCACAAATCAGTCGAAGCAGCAGCTTATGGAAGGATTAGCACAGGCAATCCAACAGACAAGGATAGGCTACCCCGATGGCGTAATAGTAGACGAATTGGATATATTTGAGTATCAGTTCACCTCGAACGGCGTTCGGTATTCCGCGCCTTCAGGATTCCACGATGATTGCGTTATGGCATTGGCTTTAGCGTGGCAAAATTTAGATCTAAAAAAGGGATCAGGGCGCTACGCCTTTGCTTAATCAATCAAAAAATAGTGGTTTATAGCTCATTTTGAGCCGTTTATGATCTATATTCGGCTCATTTATGATCGATTTACCGCTTATCCTTCATATTTACCGCTTATCACAAAGTACCCTGTTATGTGTAAAATATGAATAAATCCTGTATATTTGTATAACAAAACCAAAAAAGCTATATGAAAAAGATCAAAATCACATTCGGTACAGGCGAAGATTCAGTAGTACATAATATTGAAGTAAGCCATCCCCAAGAGTTAATTAATTACGTAAATGACTTACACGAGAAAGGTTGGGATTTATGTGAAATAACTTCAATCGTAGGCGGTTGGACTTTCTAAAATCTATTTAAAAAAACACTTATGAAAACAAACACACAAAGAGTAAAAGAAATCAGAAACGAATTAAAGAACGCACTTCCTGCTTACAAGTTCTCTGTAACTAAAAGACATTGGAACGGCGTTAGTATCGTGATCCTTTCAGGACCTGCAAAATTAACTGAAAAAGATTACGAGCAAGTAAATGTTTACTACATTGATGAGCAACCTGAAGGGGTTAAAAAGAATGTTTTAAATGTTGTCAATACAATAGCAAGCGAAGGAGTTACGTACAGAGAAACGGGCGATTACGGAACGCAGCCTGATTTCTACGTAAACATTAGAATCGGTGATTTCGGTAAACCATATATTCATAACTAAAACCCCCGCAGGGGTGCGCCTGCTTAACGCACTTATATATGAACAGATTAAAAACAATACAGGAAAAAAGAAACGAGCAATACAAAGCGGAAAGCCTAAGCGGAAAATGGTTTTGGTATATAATGGGCGGCGCTTTATTATTAACGGCTTTAATAGAAAACTTATAATTATGCCATATTCAACTTGTTGCGGCGCGCACACTAATTTCGAGGAAATAGATATTTGCCCTGATTGCTTAGAACATTGTGATTGGGAAGAAGAAGACGAAGATGAGGACGAGGATACAGACGCTAAGATCGAACAGGATAAACTAAACAAATTATAAACGCACGCCGCCTGAAGCATTTTTTAATATTAAAAAAACAAAGGTAGTAATTTGGGGAACTTTGGGCGGCATTTTTAAATCTATCTTATGACAAAAAATAATTATATAATGGGACAAGAGTATTTAATACGTCTTGAAAATGAACTACTTATTGAGAAAATACTGAAGTTAGAAAAAGAGATTGGTTTGAAGGAAAAAGAAATCAGGGATCTAAAGCGCGAGATTCAGCAAAAAGAAGTAAATTCATAGTATGATAAAGAACTTTGAGGAAATCACGAAAGAGATGACACAGGACGAAAAGAAACTTGTTCCTTTGATCATACGCGGATTGAGTACAAGGACAAAAGAAAACCCGATTAAGGGCGCGGAAATAGTCAGCGCAATCAATAGCCAAAAGGATAAGTACGGGATCAAGCTATTCAGCGAACCACGCCTTCGGAAGATAGTCAATTTTATCAGGACGGAAAGCATACTTCCATTGATGGGTACGTCAAACGGCTATTATGTTACAAAGGATCGAACAGAATTAGAAAGTCAGATTGAAAGCCTTACGCAAAGATCAGAGGCTATAATGTCAAGCGCTAACGGATTAAAAAAATTCTTATGAAACAATTAATTGAACTTCGGGATTGGGTGGATCAGCAATGTAAGACAGGGCAACCTTTTACTTGCGCGGACGTACTGAATAAGATTGACGAAATCTTAGAATCAGATGAGGATATTCAGGAACTTTTAGTAACTTCGGCGTATGAAATGGAATGACCTAACCCTTTGGCAATATCAGCAATTGATGCCTACAATTACCAAACCTGATAAGGATTGGACTGAATTAGATACAGAGGTAAAGCAGCTTTGCATTGTAACAGGATTAACAGAATACCAAATAGATAGCCTTTCAATAACCGCCCTAAAGGAATTGAGAAAGGAATTAGATTTTTTAGATGAAACTATCGAAGGGAAGCCTGTAAATTACATAGAGGTAAATAAAAAGCGTTACAGGATTAATTACGATATTAAGAATATGCCTTCCGCGAGGTATATAGAAAGCAAAGTATTCAGTAAAGAAACATTATTGAACCTGCATAAAATAGCGGCTTCAATGGTGATCCCACAAAAGCGTAATTGGTACGGGAAATGGATTGATCAGGATTATGATGCGAGTAAACACGAGGAATATGCGAGTGATATGCAAGAGGCTAAATTTGTAGACGTTTATCATTCGTTGGTTTTTTTTTATCAAGTATACAAAAATTGGATCGAAGTTTCGCGGGATTATATGATTCAGGAAATGATGAAAGCGAAGATAACGGAGAAACAAGCGGCTATGGTGGTGGATCTTTTATCAGAATCTATGGATGGCACTATTCCTGTTACCTTATTGCCGCCCAAGAAAATATCAGAGTTAAAGAAGTATTTGAAATGAAAACAATAGAGTTCTTGAATGCAATGGCTTATATGAAAGCTAAAAATTCATACGAACGAGAAGAAGCTAAGCGTATTAGGTAGATTTGGTTGACATAAGTGATCCCCTGCTATTTCTATGGCGGGGGTTTTTTGTGCGGTATTTAGAAGGCTTTTACCTATTTAATGGTATGAGTGAAACAAAAGCACAGGCGAAAGCATTAGCCGATGGGTTTTTACAATCTATTGGGGAATCATACAATCAGTTTGATCCAAGCGAGTACCCTGTTGCAGAACAAATGTTTATATATTACGGAAAGATATTTAATGATGCGGTTGCCAAAAATCTAAAACAAAGCGGATCTATTGGATCAGGAAAGATAGGAGAATTAGCCATCCCAAAAGTTAATAAGTTTGGGAATGACTATGAAATGTATTTAGGATATCACAAAGATAATCCTGCTTCCGTTTATTATAGATTTGTTAATAAGGGCGTTAAAGGTTTTGGAGGCATAAACGCTAAGCCTAAAAAAGTTAAATCAGATTCACCTTATAAATATAAAACGCCGTTCCCTAATGAGAAAATGGCTAAGTCTATAATGGAATGGTATAAATTAGGTAAGGCAAAGGCACGAACAGATACACAGAAAAAAAACCTAACCGCAGAGCAGATTAAAAATAAAAGATTAAAAAACGTAGTTCCTAAACCTTTGACATTAATGCAAATATCTTATATGACGGCTGCTGCAATTAAAAGGGACGGCTTAAAGACTACTTCATTTTTTGACAATGCGGTTAAAGCGGTTTTTAATAAGGATTTTTTTTCTGCTATGGCAACGGCATTCGGTGGTGATATTCAAATACAAATTAGACAAATAGGAAATAAAATAGAACATAATGGCTATAACAATAAATAGTACGCCCGCAACATATCCAAGTATGCACGAGGATCTTTGGTTCGTTGCATCTTCTACGAATGTAGGTACAACAAATTTTAAATTCGTTTATGATGTTTATATAGACGGCGCACAGGTGAGTCGAAACAAAATATACCCATCGCCAAGTGCGGAAGGAAGCTATGGAGTTTTTAATGCTTCACCAATGGTGCGCGCATATGTTACGAATTACTTTGAGCCTTCAGGAAGCAGCGTATTGGTTGCATCAAATGACAAAATAAAGGTTGATTATCAGGTTCGTATCGGTGAGGAAGTAGGCGGCGCGGTTACGCCTAATTTAGCAAGCGGATCTTATTCAGCTTATAATTACTATTCACCTTTATTCGGTGATATATTTACAGAGAATGGAAATATCCCGTTAGTGCTATCTAATTACTATGATAATTTATTAATTGAGAATTATACGGACGATTGGTTAAGTGATAGGGACAATAGTAATATTACAATTGAATATGGTGATCAGTTCTTTATTACATTCTTAAAGATTACAGGCGGATCTTATAAACTATGGGTTCAGCCTACTAATGAAGACGGGACATTCGGAACGGCGGTTAGTGGCAATATAACTATGTCAGGACAATTTAATCTATTCAACTTTCAGGCGGCTGCAATTAATGCTTGGGCGGGATCAACAATAATAACAGAAAATACTTATGGATACAATGTGTACATTACGCTTGGAGCAGCAACCACAAGGGTATTACGATTTAGACAAGTATGTAACCCTAAGTATCGACAATATAACTTACACTTCCTCAATAGACTTGGTGGATATGATACAATGGCGTTTAGGCTTGTCAATAGGAGAAGATCTGAATTTAAAAGAACTTCATACAGACGCAATCCTTATCAATTATCAAATGGTCAAATGACTAATATTGATGCTTATAATAAGTACAATGAAACGACATATAACTTTGCCGTTCAACATTCAGACTATTATAACCTAACGGCTGATTGGGTAAATGATCAGGATTACGCTTGGCTTGCTCAATTAGTAGCTTCGCCACTTGTGTATATGGAAGTACAGGGAGCTTTCTTTCCTATCACAATAAGAAACACAAACTATCAATATAAGTATCAAATAGCAGACGGATTATTTAACTTTGATTTAGAAATAGAAGTAGGTAAATATTTAAATAGCCAATATAGATAATGATAAGAACGGAAATATATATTGAGGATCAAATAATTGATCTATTGCAAGATATAAGTACAGACTTTACTTATGCAATTGATGACGTTAAGGATTTTGGTAGCCGTAATACTTCATTCAGTAGAACTATATCTATTCCCGCAACTGCAAAGAATAATAAGATATTAGGTTTTGCTTTTGAATTAGGAATGTCGCACGATCATAATATGGACTTGCCAAACGTAAATACAAACTTTACGCCATCACAGGCGGCGAAGTGCGAGGTTTATATTGATAAGATACAGATATTTAAAGGCGTTATTCGTATCCTTGAAATAGTAGTTAGTAATAATGTAGTTCAATATCAATGCGCCGTATTTGGCGAATTAGGTGGATTTATTACAGAGTTAGGAAACAGACGTTTAGAGGATTTAGACTTCAGCGAATATAATCATACTTGGAACGTAACGTCAATACAGAATAGTTGGAACACGATTAATGGATCAGGATATTATTATCCATTGATTGATTACGGGGATGTTTCTACAAATAAGGACGATTTCAGCGTATATACTTTTAGACCTGCATTATATGTAAAGGAATATATAGAAAAGATATTTGATGGAACTACATATAGTTTAAATTGCGACTTTTTTGAAACAGACTTTTTTAAAAAACTAATAATCCCTAATAATAGTCAGGGTATTCAGGGTACGAATGATCGATTCATACTTGCGACTATTGATGCAACTAAAACAATTTTAAATAGTAACACGCCAACCGCACGAAATATAAATGTACCTTTTGATACTACGACTTTACTTAATTTTACGGAAAATGGAACTAAAAGTATATTTACTTATACTGATGGCACAAAGACAATTAGGGCGTTGGCTACAATAACAGGCGTATATCAAACGGATGCTGCTTCGTCTATTACTGCTACTTTATACGTTGCAGGCGTAGCGGTGCAAACGCTAACGCAGAATACATTTTCAGCTAATAACCCTTTTACGTTTAATATAGATTGGACGGGGGATATTGCAAACACTAATCAGGTGAGAATAGAATTAAGCGTTCCTGTAACTGCTAATACTTATATTGTAAATTTGTCAAGCGCTAACTTTACTTTTACTCAATTAGCCGCACAATTAGCGTCTGTTGCTTATAATGGTACTGTTTCAATTAATGCAAACCTACCGAAAGGTATATTCCAAAAGGATTTCTTTTTGTCTGTTTGTAAGATGTTTAATTTATATGTGTATCAGGATAATATAAATGAGAAGCAAATAAACATAGCGCCGTATATTGATTTCTATTCGTCTTCTGTTACTAATAGTTTAGATTGGTCGCAAAAGATTGATATGGCTAAGCCTATGTCAATAAAGCCAATGTCGCAATTAAATGCAAGATACTACGCTTATAAATATACTTCTGATTCAGATTATTATAATGATAACTATCAGAAAAAATATGGTCAAACGTATGGTGATTATTTATTCGATTCTCAATTTGATTTCGTGAAAGATACGGCTGCAACACAGATTATCTTTGCACCTTCTGTTTTATACCAACCAACAGGACACGGGCATATTGATAAATATTTTACAACAATATTTAAGTTGTCAAATAATAATACAGAGGAAGATCCAATGGATTCTGTAATTCGTATTTTAATGGCTAAAAAACTAACAATTAGCCACGCTTGGGATATTAAAAGTGGTTCAGGCGGTGGCGGCGGTGGTGGATCAGTTTTAGCAACTTTAACTTCATACGGATATGCGGGACACTTAGACGATCCTACAAATCCTACTATTGATATTAATTTTGGTGCGCCAAAAGAATTGCAATTCCCTGCTTCTACATATCCTACAAATAACTTATTTAATACATATCATTTGCCGTACATTTTAGAAATTACTGATATGGAAAGTAAATTATTATCTTGTAAGGTATATCTAAGCGCTATCGATATTTATAATTTAGATTTCAGTAAATATATATGGATCAATGGAGTATTATTTAGACTGAATAAAGTAGAGGGATATAATCCTATGGATTATCAGACAACACAGGTTAATTTATTAAAAGTAATAAACACGAATTAATGGCAACAGAAGAAATAATTGGTATTAAGGTAACTTCAGATACCGCACAGGCAACACAGGAAGTACAGAAATTAGATAAAGCATTTGAAGAAACAGATCAAACCGTTAAAGGTTTAAGACAGCAATTAAAAGAGGCGGTTGCGAATGTAGTATTAATGTCTGATAAATTCGGTGCTACGTCTAAAGAGGCTATTAATGCGGCTAAGCGTGCGGCTGATTTAAAAGATCGTATTGGGGATGCAAAGGCTTTAACAGATGCCTTCAATCCAGATGCAAAATTTAAGGCGGTGGCTTCATCATTAGCAGGTGTTGCAGGGGGATTCAGTGCGCTTCAGGGTGCAATGGCTTTATTTGGAAAACAGAATAAAGATGTAGAAGCTGCTTTATTAAAGGTAAACGCTGCAATGGCATTGTCGCAAGGATTACAATCAGTCGGCGAAAGTATAGATTCATTCAGGCAATTAGGCGCGGTTATTAAAAGTACAACAGCATTTCAAACTTTAAATAATGCAGCGACACAAACCGCCGTTACAATACAAAAAGCATTTGGTATTTCAGTAGATACTACTTCAAAATCATTTAATGTTTTAAAAGGTGCTATTGTTGCAACAGGTATCGGTGCGCTTGTAGTTGCTTTAGGATTAGTAATAAATAATTTTGATGCTATTTCAAAATGGATTAAGAATAGTCCATTAGGATCTTTGGCTAAAGGCGTAGGTAATTTAGTAGAACAATTTACAGACTTTATTGGAGTTACAAGTGAAGCTGAAAGAAACTTAAATAAAATATCGGCTGCTAATAAAAGAGCAAACGAGGATATTGAAAATAGAATTAAAGTATTAAAGGCGCAAGGTGGATCAGAAAAAGAAATTTACGAATTAGGGAAACAAAGGATTGAAAATGAACTTACTAATTTAAGACAAACATTAAAAACTAAAGGTGAATTAACAGAAGAAGAAGCTAAGCAATTCAGGAATTTAAAAACCGAGCAATTAGTTTTAACGGCTGACTATAATAAAAAGAGTTCAGAAGCAACTGCAAAAGCTGCTGAAAAAGCAAAAAAAGATCGTGATGATGTTAATAAGCAAGTAGAAGAAGATACAAAGGCTGCTAATAAAATGCTTATTGATTTACAAAATGCAAAGAGCGTAGCAATAATTGATGACGAAACTGCTAAAGCTACAAAGCAATTAGAAATAGACAAGAAAGCTAAAGAAGATGAAATTGAACAATTAAAGGTAAGTCAATCAGTTAAGGATGAATTAATTAAACTTAATAATGAAAAGTTTGATGCTGATAAAGCAGCCCTTGATAAGAAGGCAAAAGAGGATTTAGAAAAAAAGCAGAAAGAAGAACAAGATAATCTTGATGCTTTTAATGAGAAGATTAAAGATATTAGAATTGCTGCAATTAAGGATGATAATGAAAGAGCAGAAGCAGAAAGATTGGCTAAACTTGAAAGGGATCTAAAAGAGTTAGATGAAGATAAAGAGTTTATAAAATTATCCCAAAAAGAACAGGCTAAAATTAAAAAGGATTTAATTGATGCTTCTGAAGCAGCAGGTCAAAAAAGCAAAAATGAAATTGTAAAAAAAGGATTACAAGAAGAATTAGATTTATTACAAATTCAACAAAAGTCTTTAACCACAGATTCAAAAGCATATTGGGATAATGCTAAGGCTATCGAGGAAGCGTCTTATAAATTAAAATTAGATGCAGCTAAAGGTAATGCTAAGGAAATTGAAAAAATAAATACAGAACATAAAAATAATAATATTGCTATTGAAAAAGCTGAAGCAGCTGCAAAAAGAGCATTATTACTTGAAAGGCTTAAATTGGTTGAGGATTTTGGTAAAAATATACAAGTATTAGCGGGTAAAAATAAAAAGGTAGCCATTGCAGGATTATTAATTGAAAAAGCGGCGGCATTAGGTCAGGTTGTTGTAAATACGGCGGCGGCAACTACAAAAGCAGTAGCAGCTTCACCTTTAACTTTAGGTTTACCTTGGTCGGCTTTAATTATTGCTAATGGTGCATTACAAGCAGCAGCCGTTGTAAAGTCTGCTATTGATGGTGTTAAGGCAATTAATTCAGCAGGATCTTCAGCAGGATTAAGCGAGGAAGGGACAATAGGTGATAGTGGTGCGGGTACTTCTGTTCCATCAACAGGAAGCGGTGGCGGATCTTTGCCATCAACAGGTGGCGGCGGTGCTCCATCAACAGGTGGCGGCGGCGGTGGTGGTGGATCAACAGGCGGTGGCGGAGGTGGTGCAGTTCGCGCTTATGTAGTTCAAAGTGATATTGAGGACGCACAACAAAGAGAAAGCGAAATACAGAATAGAGCAAGATTTGAATAAATGATAAATATATAAAATAAAACTATTTAAAGGTATGAATACAGAATTACCAATATTTATGTTGGATATAACAGAAGACATAAATGACGATTCACAAGTCGATTTTATCGCTTTGGTAGATCGTCCTGCAATTCAAAAGAATTGGAATGCATTTAATAAAAGTCAAAAATTTGAAATCGTAAATGAAGAACGCCGTATTATTAGTGGTGCTATTATGTTGGCTGATACTCCTATTTTTCGTAGTGATTCAACTTATGGTGATTATTACGTTGCATTTAGTGCGGACACTATTCTTAAAATTGTACAAAAGTTTTTCAAAAAAGGATTCCAAAGTAACGTTAATTTGATGCACGATTCAAGCGCACAATTTGAAGGCATTACTTTATTTGAGAGTTTTATTTCAGATCCATCAAGAGGTATTATGCCAATGAAAGGCTTTGAAGATGCGCCTGTTGGTAGTTGGTTCGGATCTATGATAGTAGACAATGATATGGCTTGGGGAAAGGTAAAGAATGGCGAAATATTAGGATTTAGCGTAGAGGGATTATTTAACTATAAACCGAAGGAAGTAAACAAGGTTGCATCTATGGTAGACGCAATCAAAAAAATATTATCACAGGTTAAGTGATAAACATTTTATTTTTTAACTATATAATAAAAAAAGTATGAACGCACAGGAAGCGATTTTAAAGATCAAAGCATTGTTTGAGGACAATGTTGCGCCTGTTGAGGAAGTGCAAGCTGAAGAAACTAAGGTTGATGAAACTAAGGTTGAGATGGCTGAATATTCTTTAATGGACGGAACTAAGGTTGAGATTTCAGCTTTAGAAATTGGCGGTTCTGTTACTATCGAAGGTCAACCTGCACCTGCTGGTGATCACGAATTAATGGACGGCACAGAAATTACTTTAGACGAAAACGGCATTATCGTAGAAATCGAAAGTAAGCAAGTAGAAGCTGCACCCGAAGTAGACACAGAGGTAGAAGCTAAAAAAGAAGAAGACAAAAAGATAGCTGAAATGGCTGAACAATTTGAAGCAAAAATTGCTGAATTGATCGAAGCTAAGAATGCATCTGATTTAAAAGTTTTGGAATTAGAATCTAAGGTTAAGCAAGGATTTGCACAAGTAGCTGAATTAATCGAAGCACTTTCAAATACACCAAGCGAAGATCCTATTCAAAGACCAAACGCATTTAGTTCTTTTGTTAAAACAAATGATATTAAAGAAGCGAGATTACAAAAATTTAGAAACGCAATTTTAAACACTAAAAATTAATAAAAATGGCATTTAACGTAGACGCATTAGCTGCATATACAGAGCAAAACGAAGCCTTATTGGTTACCGATTCTGTATTGGGCGCAAAGACTGCATCTTTAATCAAGAGCGCAGGAAACGTGATGGTAGGAGTTAAGTCTTCTGAAACTATCAATATTATGGATACAGACGCGATCTTCCAAGCAGGTGGATCTTGCGGATTTACTGCATCTGGTTCTACTACTTTTACTCAAAGAACAGTAACAGTTGGTAAGATCAAAGTAAACGAGGCTCTTTGTCCTAAAGACTTAGAATCTAAGTATTTACAAAAAGCATTACCTACGGGTTCAATGTATGATTCAATTCCTTTCGAGCAAGAATTTGCTGATAAGAAAGCGAAGACAATCGCTGCACAATTAGAAACTGCTTTATGGCAAGGTGATACTTCAAGTGTAAACGTAAACTTAAATAAGTTTGACGGATTAGTAAAATTGATTGGTGCTGCTTCAGGTGTTGTAGCTGCTAACGCTTCTACTTACATTTCAGGTGCGCCTTTAAGCACAATTACTGCTGCTAACGTAATCAGTATTTTTGATGGCGTTTATGCTGCTATTCCTGCACAAGTTGTAGCTGCTGACGATATGACTATCTTTGTAGGTCAAGACGTTTTCAGAACTTACACAATTGCTTTAAAGAACGCTAACCAATTCCATTATTCAATCGATGTTAAAGCTGATAGCGAGTTCGTATTGCCTGGTACTATGATCAAAGTTATTGCTCTTGCAGGATTGAATGGAACTAACAAAATTTACGCTGCTCGTTTAAGCAACTTCTTCTTAGGTACAGACTTATTGAACGAAGAAGAAAAGTTTGAAATTTTCTATGCAAAAGAAGCTGATCAAGTTCGTTTTGTATCTGAATTCAAAATGGGTGTAAACTTTGCTTTCCCTGATGAGATCGTTAAGTTTATCTTAGCATAATTATAAGGGGGTGAAATATCCCCCTTTATTTTAAAAATATTAAATTAATTAACAATGGCGTGCGCATTAACACAAGGATACACTTTAGACTGCCGTGATAGTTTAGGTGGAATCGTTGAGGTTTATTTTACTGAAGCTGCAAACGTAACTACTTCAACTGAAGCAAGCGGTGTAATTACTGCATTGACTAAGGCGACGGGTAAGCGTTTTTGGAAATATGCTTTAGTGAAGGATACTTCAATGTTCAACCAAACAATGACTGCTTCTGTTGCAAACGGGACGGTATTCTATGGTCAGGAACTACAAATAGTTTTAAATAAACTACAAACAAATACAAGAAATGAGTTACTTTTGTTAGCACAAAATAGCTTAGTTGCGGTTGTAAAAGATAGCAATGGCTTGTATTGGTACTTAGGAAAAACACGCGGTATCGATTTGACTGCAAACGCAGCTTCAACAGGTACGGCGCAAGGGGATAGAAGTGGTTTCACTTTAACATTCACAGGTTCTGAACCTGAATTAGCACCAAGCGTTAACCAATCAGTTTATTCTGCTTTGGAAACTCCTGGTTCATAAGTTTGTTTTCATAGGTTTATAGGTTTGCCGCCGTTCCTTAATTGGTTCGGCGGTTTTTTATTGCGTGATCTGCAACAAATTACTATTTTAGCTATTTAGTTATATGATCAGGCTAACAAAGGGACAAACCCAAAATATTATTTTGACATTAACTGAAAAGCAGCTATTAACTAATCCTAACTATTTATTTATCTTCACAAATAGAAGTGCAAATACAGAGGTTAAGTTTGTTAAGTTAAACGCTACTGATACAAGTGAATACAAGGATAGATACAATGAGTTTAGTATTGTTACAAATACATACTTTAGCACGTCCCTAAATGGTCAATACGATTATGATGTTTACGAACAGGCAAGCACTACGAATACTAACCCAACAGGATTGAATAAGATCGAAACAGGGATTATGGATTTAGTAGGTACGCCTTTTGAGTTTACAGAGTATTCAACAACAGATACATACAAAATAAGACAATAATGGATTTAAGAGTATTAACATTTGCAGAAGCCAAGCAGCCTGAATTTAAAGAAAAGAAGGGTGAAGGATATATTCAGTATGGCGACCGCAACGACTACCCAAACTATTTGGTAGATCTTTTTAATAAGTCAGCCAAGCATAATGCTATTGTTAAAAGCAAAGTACATTATATAACTGCAAATGGTTGGACGGGAAGTCCTGAAGCTGAAACATTTATTCAGAAAGTGAATAGAATGGAAAGCCTTGAAGAACTAACCCGCAAAGTTTCCTTAGATGCTGAATTATTTGGTGGATATTATTTAGAAATCATTTGGTCGGTTACTAAGCAATTGGCTGAAATATGGCATTGTGATTATACAAAGATCCGTACTAACAAAGACAATACACAATTTTGGCATAAAGAAGAATGGAGTGATAGGAATGAAAAGCCTATGGTTTACGGCGCTTTTAATCCTGCTAATCCTGTTGGCAAACAAATATTATATGTAAAAGAATACCGCCCGAATATGGGTTACTATTCTTTGCCTGGTTACTTTGGTGCGCTTAACTATATAGAATCAGATATTGAAATATCTAAGCACGTTTTAGGAAACGCACAAACAGGATTCAGCGCGAGCAAATTAATTACCCTTCCTAATGGTGAACCTTCAGATGATGAAAAGCGTAATATCGAAAAACGTTTCACGAATAGATTTAGCGGATCAGATGGCAAGAAATTTATCTTAGCTTTTGTAAATGATAGCGCAAGAAAACCAATAGTAGACGATTTAGGAACTTCTGATATTACAAAAGAAGATTTTGGTCGCGTGGATTCTTTGATCCAAACTAATATTTTTAGTGGGCATCAAATTACTACGCCGTCAATCTTTGGTATTGCAGAGGCGGGCAAATTAGGAAGCCGTTCCGAAATGAGGGATGGTTACGAAATCTTTAAAAATACCTATGTAAATAGCAAGCAGATGCACCTTGAAGGCGTATTCAATATGTTGGCTAAATATAGAGGAATTGCAGAACCCGAATTGAGCATAATCCCGACAGAACCGATCGGCTTCGAATTTACTGAAAACCTACTGAAAGAAATAGCGCCAAAAGAGTGGTTACTTGAAAAGGCTGGGATCGATATGACTAAATACCAACCCGTTGCCCAACAGGCGCAATTTAAGGACGAATTTAGCGTCTTTTTTGAGTTCGGTGAGGCAAAGAATTGTTTTAACGTTTGGAAGCAAAGAAAGCGCTTTAATGACGATTCAGAGCATCAAATGTTTGCAGAGGTAAATCAATTACAGGCTAATGTCCTTGACTTAATGGCTAAGGATAAGAGAATTACCCCTGAAGTATTAGCCACTACCCTTGATCAAAGTATTGAAACGATCAATCAAGTGATTAATACATTAGTTCAAAATGGATATGTTGAGGTAAATGAATATTCAATAGGCGAAGGATATGATGAAAATATAATTACAGAACATATTTTAACAGAACCTTTAGGTGATATTTTAGTAAAGATCAAACCGCAAACAAAGGAATTATTAATTAGATATTCCTACGAATGGAAAAAAGAGTTTGGTATTTCAGATAAAAGTAAAACAAGTACCCCATTAATTGATACAAGCAGACCTTTCTGTAAGTATTTATTAGAGGCGGGGAAAATGTATAGCCGTTCTGAAATAGAAACAATTAGTGCGCGTTTAGGATATTCTGTATTTGATCGCGGTGGCGGATGGTGGACTGAAGAAGATGGCAATCATTCCCCAAGTTGTAGGCACGAATGGATTTCAAACATAGTAACAAGAAAATAGAATGAGCAAGAATACACTATTCATATCAGTTCAATCAATTAAAGACAGAACGGGATTGCACGCAAACGTAGACGAAAAATTAGTTTTGCCTGAAATCAAGACGGCGCAAGATATGTATATTTTGCCCGCATTAGGATCAGCGCTTTATAATGAATTACAAACGGCGGTTGATAGTAATACATATACAAATTTACAAACGACTTTATTAGATGATTACATAGTAGATTGTTTGATCTATTTTGTAATGTCTGAATTGCCGCAAGGATTATCATATCAATTCTATAATAAGGGATTGATCAGAAAGACAGGGGATAATCAAGAAAGTCCTTCTATGCAGGATATGATTGACGTAGCGAATAGGTACAGAGCAAGAGCAGAATTTTATAAGCAAAGATTGATTAAATATTTAAAACAAAATAATGCTTTATATCCTAATTATCTAAATTTCGGAAGCGGGATTGATTCAATCAAGCCTGACAACGAAGGTTATTCAGTTTCAATGTGGTTGGGTGATGCTTGTTGTGTTGATGATTACGATGGTAGACACAAAAAAACATTCGAGGAAAGATATCAGGGTAATATAGGTTGCTGCTAAATATGAGTAAACAAGTAACAATTAAAAACCAAACTAAACTTAAAGTTTATTTGGAAAAAGCAAAAAAGAATGACATTAAACCAAATAGTCAAAGAACTAACAACGATAGGCAACGCCCACGAACAAATTAATTTTGTTTATTTTGGGGACGTATGGGAACGTTTAAGTAATGGCGAGGTTACTTATCCTGCAATGTTTTTTACATTGACAGGCGCGAGTTTTGGCGCTAAGGAAATAGCCTATTCTTTTAGTCTTTACTTTATGGATCGTATGCTAATGGAAGAAACAAACGAAACAGAAGTTTTATCAGATATGACACAGGTGGCGGGTGATATAGTGGCGCAATTAAGATACCCTGAAGATTATTCAATAGTAACTTGGACTTTAAACCAAAATCTTCCTGTTACATTTTACACGGAAGAAGATCCTGATTTATTAGCAGGCGTTAAATTAGATATTAGCTTATCACTTCCCTTTATTAACAATAGGTGTCAAGTACCTTCAAATTATACTTATTAATGGAATCAAAAAAAATAAACCAATTAGCAACGGAATTAACGCCCGCGCTTGATGATATTACAATCATAGGTGATCCAACAACAGGAATTAGTAAAAAGATTACGCTATCGCAAATGGCATCTTTGTTTACGGGAACAGTTGAGGAGTACGCAAACTTTGCGGCATTCCCTTTAGTTGGTGTTGCTGACACTATTTACATTGCTTTAGATACAAACGTTTTATATCGTTGGAATACAGGGACAAATGCTTACGTTGAATTGTCGCCTAACATTATCAATTCATTGGTATTTAGTGATGCAAATGGATTTGATGGAAATATTAGTTTAGTTGGTTCAACTGCGACGCTTACAATTACAACCGCATTAACAACAGGATCAGTTCCTTTTATTGGCGCTTCAGGTGCATTAAGTCAAGACAATGCAAACTTATTTTTTGATGATACCAACAATAGATTGGGTATTAATACAAATGCACCAACAACCGCATTAGATGTTTTTGGTTCAGGAATTATTGGAAGATTAAATGGTACTTCAACAAACAATGCTTACTTAGGTTTTGCAAGTGCAGGTACTAACAAATGGTCAATTGGCAATGTTCAATCCGACCATAGATTTAGGATTTATAATGAAGCAACAACAAGCGAATTAGTTTCAGTTTTATCAACAGGCGAATTTGGTATTGGTATTGCAAATCCAACAACAAAGGTACATATTGACGGCGGCGCAAGTGCTTTAATTGCTAATTTAGACGCAAACGTTTCTGTTGCAAAATCAATTAGTTTCCGTTCAGATAATAGCAATAGAATAAATTTAGAAGTTTCAGGGACAGAATCAGGTTCAAATGCAGGTGCTAACTTTTTTATTAGACGATATTCAGACGCAGGTGCTTTAATTGATACTCCTTTGACAATTACACGTTCTACAGGGGTTGCAACATTTGGTACAAGTATTGTAATTGGTTCAGGTTCTTCAGATAATAGTTTAAATATTTATGGTTCTTCAGGCGTTGGATTGCTTATATTTGAAACATCAACAGGTACAAATAAAAGATTAACTTTAACACAAACTTCAACAAGTGTAAATTATAATGCAACTTTCGGAAGTGGACCAAATCAACACGTTTTTCAAGTTGGTAATGTAACAAAATTAACAATTGCTGATACAACATCTACATTTGCTAATAGTGTTGTATTTGATTTAACAACAACACATACAGGAGTTGCATCGTTTGGTATAGGTGGTCCGACCGCAATTGGAACTGACGGAACATTAATTATTCCTAAAATAAGATTATACGCTTCTAATCCTGCAAGTATATACCACGATTTAGTTTCGGCGGCTACAAGTAATAGGTCAATAACTATTCCCGATGCTTCAGGAACAATGGCTTTAACAAGTAATTTGTCAGCATATTTACCTTTAAGCGGTGGAACTTTAACAGGTACGTTAAACGGAACTGCTGCTAATTTTGCAGGGAATTTGCTATTAACAAACGTAAACCCAATTATTAGTTTTAATACTACTACAACTGTAGCAACAACTATGTTACAAATTATTGGCGCACAATATGTTGGTTCAGCGCCATTTAATTCAAATAGAATAGTGGCATTTAATGCTTCAAGCATAACACTTGAAACAAGTTCAGCAGAAAGAATTAAAGTTACTGAAACAGCAGCAGGTGGTGTAATTTTTAATCATACAGGAGGTTTTGAAACAAGAATACAACAAAATAGTCAAATTAATGCTTTTTATAATGGTGGTGGTGGTGCAATGTATTTAAATTATCAAGGTAATGGCGGTATTTATGCAGGAACAAGTTTACAAGTTTTATATGCAGGCTCAGATAGAAGAATTAAATCAGATATTAATAATGTTGAATCAACACTTAATAAAATATTAAATTTAATACCAAGAACTTTTAAATATAAAGATAGACCTGAATTTACTAATTATGGTTTTATTGCACAAGAGGTTGAAGAAATAATGCCTGAATTAGTTAGAACAACAGAAGGTATTACAATGTGTAAAGGAGAAGAAATTGAAAATCAAAAAAGCGTTGAAAGTTATGGTTTAGTTTGGGCTTCTATTTTAGTAAAAGCTATTCAAGAACAACAGAAACAAATTGAAGAATTAAAAACATTAATAAATAAATAATGACAATATTTTTATCAATAGTATTTTTAGTTCACTTAATTAGTTGGGTTTTATATCAAAAGCACCAATTTAAAGAACGCGACCTTTATGCAACCGATTCGCATAATGCCTACGAACACAATAAAAAGTGGCATATTTGGAAGGGTATAAACCATTTGTCAGTCTATGTTTTAGTATGGTCGCTTTATGGATTCTTTTCAATGGTATTCTTTGCGACTGCGTTTTGGTTTGGCTTTGACATTCTTTGCAATATAATCGTCCTAAAAAGACCTGCATTTTATGTTGGTCAAACGGCGCAAACAGACCTATTTATTCGCAAAGTTGCGGATCTTATAAAAATAAAGCCTGAATATGCTTCGGCATTGATTAAAGTATTAATTTTACTTATATTAATAATTTTAAAATAAAACTATGATTACGTTAAACGAACAACAATTAACTGAATTAAACCAATTTTGTCAGGAACTTCCAACAAAATACGGAGTGCCTTTATTACAATGGTTTAAACAAATTCAAGACGAACAAAATCCAAAAGAAGAAAAAGAAAATTAAATGACACAACATAGCGACCAAGCGGATTTTAATTTATTAATTAGCACAATTGGTGCAATTGTAAGTATTACAACAATTCAACCTGTTGTTACATTGTTGGCAGGTTTGGTCGCTATTGTTTCTGGAATAATGGCAATTCGCTATTATTACAACGCAACTAAAAAAGTCAAAAATGATTAAGAATTTAGTGATTGTAATTTTATTGGTTATCATTGCTTTATTTATATTTAGCGAACCTGTATATAAAGGCGCAACAATTAATATCGTACACGATACGGTTTACCAACAGAAAACTTTTACTAAATATAAGAAAGGGGATTATATTCCTTTTGTAGTTTTAGATACTACCTACTTAATAGATCAGATCCACGACACAATAAAAATCATATCCGATTATAGCCGTGTTTATTCGTATTCCGATACGATACGCATAGACACTTTAGGATACGCATACATACAAGATACTATTTCACAAAACAAGATTCAGGGTAGAAGTTTTAAAGCTGAAATAAAAGAGAAAACAATTTACGTTACAAAGACAATCACACCAAAACATAAGAACGAGTTTTACTTAGGGGTATTAGGCGATTTAAGGGCATTAGATAATAAAGTAGGGTTAGGAGTTGGATTAGGATTTAAAACGTCTAAAAACAGATTATTTACTATAAACGCAACAACAAATCAATATTCATTAGGTTATTATAAAAAATTATTTTAAAATGGCATTACCCGTATCCTTTAAAGAGTTTGCAAAAAATCCTGTCGTAGCTACTTTGTTTATTGTTCTATGTGGAATATCGGCATTATATATTGATGTGCGTTCTACTTTTAAAGATCAGATCACAAGCCAAGCGGTTAAGGTACAAAAGCTTGATGAGAAAGTTGATATTATGCAGGTGGCTTTAAGAAGATGCGATTCATCTTTAGCTTCAGCAACTGCTAAGTTAAGTACACTTGAAAGTTTAGGTAAAATTCAATCTATTAAGTAATGAAATACTTATTATTTATATTTTTATTTGGTTGTACGGCATCGGCTCAAAATCAAAATGAGGAATTAAAAGATGATATTGAGTTTCAAAAGTTAATGAATAAGGTAGCGGAAACGAATACTTTATCAGTTCAAGTACAGGATAAGGCAACTAAAAAGGAAGCTGAATTAGTACAGAAAGCGGTGGAAACAATTAAGGAATTAAAAACAGAAGTATCAATATTAAAAACCGAATTAAGTGAAGTCAAAGCAACTTTGGATAGTGTTAGTAATGATTCTGGTATCAGTTTCAAGCTACTCGCAATACCCAATAATAAAGAAAATTAAAGAGGATTCTGTTGTTATTATGACCATTCAGCAAGGTAAAGAAATAAACGCTTTGTATTTGGGATTTAAACAGACAATAGATTCGTTAAAAATTAAAACAAAAGATTATGATTCAGCAATTAATCAAATTAGCAAAAAACAAGATTCAATTAATATTTACAGATATCATATCCAAAATATTAAACCAACCACAGGAATTGACCAAGAGTTCAAAGAAGCCTTTGAAAAAGAAAAAGGCATAAATAGATTATGGACTTTGGTTTTATTTATGGCATTAGTATTAATTAAAACAGAATAATATGAAATGGATTGCAAATTTATTATCGGACGAAAGGGGATCAATTAGCACTAAAAGAGTTATAGCTTTAATGAGTGCTTTGTTTTTATGTATTACCTTATTGGCAAATTCGTTTAGCCATATTGAGGTAGCACCAAGCGACAAACTTGTAGATTGCGTTATGGCTATTTGTATAGCTGCAATGGGTACGAGTACAATTGATAAATTTTCAATAAAGAAAGATGCGGAATAACGAAAAGAAAGCACTATTAATAGGCTTTATATTTTGGGTATCATTATTAACTTATTTTATTTATAACATATGAAACTATCAGAACATTTAGATTTAAGCGAAGTTATTAGAAGCGAAAGCGCAAAGCGTAACGGAATTAGTAATATGCCAACAGAGCAACACATTGCTAATTTTAAACTATTAGCTGAAAAAGTATTCGAGCCAATACGAAACAATTTTCGTTGCCCTATTCATATTTCAAGTGGGTACAGATCCATTGAACTAAATCGTGCGATTAAAGGAAGTTTAACAAGCCAACATTGTCAGGGCGAAGCCATTGATATTGATATGGACGGGACACCGCACGGAGTAACAAATAAAATGGTTTTTAATTATATTAAAGACAATTTAGAATTTGATCAATTAATTTGGGAATTTGGTACAAACGAAAATCCTGATTGGGTTCACGTTTCATACGAAAGCACAGGAAAACAAAGAAAACAAGTATTAAAAGCAATAAGAGTTAACGGGAGTACACAATATAAAACCTACTAAATGACTAACCCAAACCTAAAAACAAAACGTAGAAGACTATTTTTTGATATAGAAACTTCACCAAATATCGGTTTGTTTTGGGAAGCAGGCTACAAAAAAAATATTGATTATTCAAATATAATTCAAGAACGTGCAATTATCTGTATCTGTTATAAGTGGGAAGATGAGAAAGAAGTTTACTCCCTACAATGGGATGCTAAACAAAATGACAAGCGTATGCTTGAACAATTTATTGAGGTTGCAAATGTGGCTACTGAAATGGTCGGACATAATGGGGACAAATTTGATTTGGCTTGGATCAGGACAAGGTGCTTGTTTCACAATATCCAAATGTTCCCAAAATATACAACTATTGATACTCTAAAGGTAGCGCGTCAAAAGTTTAGGTTTAATTCAAATAGGCTTAATTATATAGCTGATTTCTTAGGGATCGGTCAAAAGATTAAAACAGAATATAGTCTTTGGAAAAATATCCTTTTACATAAGGATAAGGATGCTATGGAAGCTATGATTAAATATTGTAAAAAAGACGTTGTTTTACTTGAAAAAGTATTTAAACTTTTAAGCGCGCACATAGAACCTAAGACACATTACGGGGTTATATTCGGACAGGAAAGAGGCTCTTGCCCTGAATGTGGATCGGATGACCTGATAAGAAATAACAAAGTAGTAACCGCAACAGGATTAACCCGCATTCAATATAAATGTAAAACCTGTAATAAATTCCATTCTAAAACTGATAAATAATGTCAAGAATTTTATATACTATCATAGACGACCTTTTAGCGCGTGAAGAAAAAGGACTTAAAGAATACGGAACTACAATGGATCGATCGGATCTTTCAGAAATTGAATGGCTGCAACACGCCTACGAAGAAGCATTAGATTTATCTATATATTTAAAAAAACTTATAAAAATTAAGAAAGATGCGAATGCCAAAGGGTTTTAACAAATGGACTTTACAACAACAAGAAGAATTTTTTATTAAAAAACTTAACGAATTGTATGATATTGAAACAGAAATAAGGCATACTTTGGCAAAGATACGCGGCGGGAATAGGATGGAATACAAAGAAATAGAAAGACCTGATGAAATACTACTAAAAGATTTATAATGTCAGAGGAAAAAGATCCCGAAATTACGGAAGAAATAGAATGGGAAGATGCCGAAACGACAACGAGAAGCGACTTGATTTCTTGTGCATACTATGCAATTTCAGCCGTTGAGGATATTGACCTGACTTTAGTATCTAAGATCGAAGCCAATAAAATACGCCGTATTAAAAAGCAATCCTTAGAGATCATTGCAGAGGTAATAGGGGAAATGCACGCCGAAATCTTTGATACAGGGGAAGATATATAATTTTATTTATATATGTATTAGATTAAGCCACTTATTATAGTGGTTTTTTTATGAAAATTATCTAAAAAGATGTAGAGAATATGGATAAATGTTGTATATTTGTAATGTCGTAATAAAACCATACGGCATAAATACTATGAAAAGTTTTAAATTTATTGGCGAAGCCAAGTTCGGAAAACCTGATGACATTTTCTATTACACTACCGAGAATGATAGTTACATTCCTGATTCGGGTAGCCACATTAAAGACAATGCCTACGAAAAGTTTTTGATCTTATCACAAGGCGGTTCTTTAAAACCTACAAAAGAAATATTTGAGGAAGTATTATTTGAACCTAAAAATTAAGAAATGAATACATTGCACCAACTTTCAAATCTAAGAGATCAAGTAAGTTATTACGAATGGCTTTTTGATATAAGCGATCGGGCAAATGCTCAAAAAAGATATGAATTATTAAAAGAGGCACGTAAAACATTAAAGGATTTTAAAGCGGTATATTTCCCTCATTTATTAGAAAGACCTAAAAACCCGTTTCCCCCGATACCATTTACCCCAATGTCAGAATGGACTGAAAAATTTGAGGAATATGGTGATATGTATTAAATTTATAAACCTAAAAGAAACCTATGAAATTAGTAAAAATTCAGGCAGAATTAAAAGCGCCTAAAAACCAAGTAAATTCCTTTGGCAAATACAAATACCGAAGCGCAGAGGATATAATCGAAGCAGTAAAGCCAATACTTTTTAAGTATGAAACCGCCCTTCTTATTAGTGATGAAATAGTACAAGTAGCCGATCGAGTTTATGTAAAGGCAACCGCTATGCTAATAGATGAAAATAACGAGGAATTACCCATACAAGTTTATGGTTGGGCGCGTGAGGAAGACGTAAAGAAAGGAATGGACGCGGCACAAATTACAGGATCAGCAAGTTCATACGCCCGCAAATATGCCCTCAATGGATTGTTTGCTATTGATGACACAAAAGATTCAGATGCTACGAATGATCATAAGGACGAAATAGGTGAGGAAAAAAGAATGGAATTAATTACCTTGTTAGAAAATACTATTTGGGACGAAAGTCTAAAAAGCAAACAGGCTATAAAGATCAGCGCGTACACTACAAAGGATCAATATGAAAAAGCCTATAAAATTATAATAGCTAACCAAAATAAGTAATATGCAAGAAACCTATCAAGACTTAGAAAACGGGATGCAAAAATTGCTTCCTATGGAACGCCAAATGTTATTAGCTGAAGTATATCACTATTGTTGGTATTCAACAGAGGCGTATAACGAACTAAAAGATTTCCTGAATAAATGGGAAGCAGGATGTCAAGTAAAAGCAGTATTTTTTAAATCGGAATCAGAGGATTCCACAAATCAATTATAAATGTCAGAAGTAAAAAAAGAATCAATCGGCGCTTGGAAAAACCAAACGAAAGACGGAAAAGAAGTAATTAAATTTTCAATCAACGGGCAACGCTACAATATGTGGGTTAATTCCTACAAGGATAAACCCGCGCAACCTGACTACAAAATTTACGAAGATACATATGTAGCACCAACCCAAGTAAATAAAGTAGAAGACGACTTAGAATTTTAATTATGGATTATAACAATTTAATACAATGTTACAAAGACCAATTGCAGAGTTTGCGTATGTTTCATAAAGAATTAGTGAAAGCTAAATTGATAACAGACGACATTGCAATAGGATCATTTCCTACAAGTATCCTTCCGCATAGAATAGTAGAATTAGTTGAGGATGTATTTGACACAAATATTCAGATCAAGAACCGAAGCCAAAGCGTAATTTTTGGACGTAAAGCGGCGGCATATGTACTGAAGAAATATACTCAATTATCCCTCAATGAAATAGCTAAACAAATAGGCGTTGGTGATCATACAACTGTTATCTATAACATAAAAACGGCAGAAAACCTAATGTTTACCGAAAAATGGTATAAAGAAAAAGTTCAGGAAATTGAGAAAGAAATAGAAAGTTTTAATAACTTTGTAAAATAATAAGAAAACGTTATGGTACAACGTAGTTTAAATATATTGGATCAAGGGCGAGCAGGTAGTACCATTACCTGTAAGCCTAAGATCCATTTTTAATTTATGTCAAAAGATCCCGCAGTGCTATTTTATACAAGTGATTTTTTAAGTGGAACATTTACAATGACAGACGAGCAAGTCGGTAAATATATCAGGCTTCTATGCCTTCAGCATCAAAAAGGAAAGCTAACCGAAAAGGATATGCTAAGCATATGCAAAGCATATGATAACGAAATATGGGATAAGTTTGATCAGGTGGACGGCTTTTTTATAAACGATCGAATGTATAATGAATCCATAAGAAGGTCAAAATTCACAGAAAGTAGACGAAATAACGCTAAATCATTAAAAAATGATAGCATAAGCGAAGCAAGTGCTAAGCATATGCCTATGCATATGGAAACTGAAACTGAAAATATAACTACAAATAAAGATATATTTATAAAAAGTATAGAACCTTTTGTAACTTTATTGGGTGGATCATATCAGGAATTTATAGATTATTGGACGGAACCATCAAAAAGTGGTAAATTACGCTATGAGGCACAAAAGTTTTTTGATATTAAACGCCGAGTAAATACTTGGATGCAAAATAAAAACAAATATGGAAATTCAAAAAATACTGACGCAACCGCTACAAGTAGGAAACGAATGGAAGACCTTGCCAATTGGGTTAATAGAGCAGGATGACATTCCGATCATAGAAGCCTTTAAGGGGGACAAATTGAACCTAATAAGTCCAATAACCCTAAGAGAGAACTTAGCGTATATATTCACATTGATCGGATTAACGCGACTTCCTGATGTGGTCGAATTAGAAGTGATCGAGGATTTTATACGAACTACTTATCCTTTTTTCACTATTCAGGAAATGAGAATAGCTTTTAAGATGGCGGTTCAAGGTAAGTTTGATTGCAATATTGAACACTACGAAAAGTTTTCGCCTAAATATATTTCGGGAATAATGAATGCCTACAAAGCAAAAGCTAACCAAGTGAGAAAGAATATACCCCCGCCGCCCGATCCCCCTGCTAAACAATTAACAGATGAGGAAATAGTAGAGTTCACTAAAAATGATTGGATCAATGGAAAGCGTGAGGATTTTAATAAGCTATTTAATGCTGATAAAGTTTTTAAGATCCTATTAAAACAGGGAAAGCTAACCTTTACACAGGATCAGATCTTAGAAACGATCAAGGTAGTAAGGGAAGACAACCTTTACAGGATTAATAGAATGCATCCTTTAGACGCAAAAAAGTTTAGCAAAGATATCAGAAGCGAGGATTTTATTGAATTACAATGTAAAAAATTAGCATTAGTTAAATATTTTGAAAATTTACCAAGTTAAATACACGCACTACGGAACTATAAAGTATTGTTATACAAGTAACTTTACAGACTTTTATGGTTGTTATACTGAAGTCGAACCGCAAATAAATAGGATGAAATTTAAAAAAGAATTTTACGAAAAAATATGGATATATCAGCAAACGATCTTACAAAATGGGCAAAGCAACAACTTGAATACGCGGGATTCAGATTAAACAGAGTGAATAATATACCTTGGGGTAAGCGTAAGGGAACGATACAAAAAGGTTGGGCGGATCTACAAGGATATACAGATAAAGGTGTTTATGTAGCTATTGAGGTTAAAAAGATAGGGGACAAATTAAGCCTCGAACAGAGGGATCGTTTAAAAGATATTTACGAATGTGGTGGAATTGTTTATATTTGTACCGAAATGGATAATAAACCCACATTAGTTGAATGGTCAAAAATGAAATTATAACGCAATTTTGGACTTCAAAAGAAGTGAATGATGCTTTTGAAAAGATGCAACCCGAAGAATTACGTTATGATTTAAAAGCAGAAGTTTTTTTAGTTCTTTGTGAAATGGATGAAATGAAATTGATCGGGATGTTTGAAAGGAACGAATTAAAATTTTATATAGTACGAATAATGTTGAATATGATTAAGAGTGATCGGAGTACATTCTATAAAAATTATAGAAATCATATTGAGTTCGTAAATATTGACAAAGATTTTGATGTGATCAATTACGATAAATTAGATTTAGTCGATAAACTTGAAAAGAACTTAGAAGGATTACATTGGTATAACAAAGAGATTTTAAAATTATACGCAATTGACTTTAAAAAGAACGCAAAAGAATTAAGCAGAAAGACAGGCATTCCATATATGTCTTTAGTTAGGACGATAAATAAAACCAAAAAACAAATGAAAACAAATATTAGAAAATGATTTTATCAATTTTAACCGCTATTTGTGCATCACTATTTTTTACTGAAATTCATAACCTACACTATAAATGGGGAATCAATTTCAAGCCCTTTAATTGCGGAAGTTGTTTGGCTGCGTGGCTTGCACCAATACACTATTTCCTACCTGAATTAATACAACATATTACTTCTGTTATGTTTATATCAGGGTTCTTAGCGCCAATAATAACTAAACTAATGTGGAACTACTTATGGAAATAATACAAGAACATAGAGATTTTTTGAACGCTAATATAGGGAACTATGAAAGCGCAAAGAATGGTTATATAAGAAACCTCGATCTAAACGAATTAAAAATGTATGAGCATATTTATAGATTATATTTAGATCCAAATTTTTTACTTTCAGTATGGTGCGGCGCTTGTAAGTACGAAATGATTATGCGTTTGTACAAATGGTACGAGCAACAACCAAAAAGTTTACCAACAGAAAACATTGAAGAAGGTAATTATTTTTATGAAACACCTGTTGAAATAGTTTTAAACCAACAACCAAAGAAACGCGGACGTAAACCAAAAGCAAATGGCTAATTTTATACACCCAACCGCCATAATTGGCAAAAATGTAGTATTAGGCGACAATAATTATATTGGCGCTTATTGTATTATAGGAGATCCCGCCGAGCATAAAAAATATTGGAATAAAGAAATTGGCAAAGTATATATTGGAGATAATAATATTATTACGGGATTAGTTACTATTGATGCAGGAACAGAAGAAGTAACATTTATAGGGAATAATTGTTTTATAATGAAACACGCACATATCGGACACGATTGTTTGATTCAGGATAATGTAACAATAAGTTGCGGCTCTAAAATTGGCGGGCATTCAATGATAAAAGCATATTCAAATATAGGATTGAACGCGGTGCTTCATCAATTCACTATAATAGAACGCGGTTGTATGATCGGCGCGAGTGCTTTCATTAAAGGCGCAACAGAAGAATTTAGTAAATACGCGGGCGTGCCTGCAAGAAAAATAGGAACAAATGAACATAGCCGTAATCTTATTAACCCTAAATAGAAATGATTTAACAAAGCGTGTTATTGATCAGAATTTTTTTAATTCAGGATATAATGCTGATTGTTATTTAATTGATAATGGTAGCGACATAGTACCTTATACTTTATATAATTGGGAAGGGTGCAACGCATCATTTGGTAAAAGAGGAATAGCGGCTGGCGTAAACGTTGGATTAAAAATGACAAAAGGATACGATGGCGTTTGCATATTAGCAAACGATATATTATTACCAACCAATTGGCTGCAAAATTGGGTTATGTTTTCGCAACGTGTGTCAAAAACGGGCATTATTGGCATACATTGCGTTGAGGAATTACCGCCATTACAGGATGGGGTACACAAAACACATACACCTTTTGGAAATAATTTTTTAACGAGGGAACTAATTGACACAATAGGAGGCTATAATACAGAATATGATCCATATGGTATGCAGGATCAGGATTATGCAGAAAGGGCTATACTTGCAGGGTTTACCAATTACTATATTCCCGATCTAAGGAGTGAGCATATAGGACACGATGTTGGGAACGGCACAGAATACAGAGCAATGAAAGACGAAAGCCTACAAAGGGCGCAATCGGTTTGGGAAAAATACCAACCAATATACCATACAGAAAAAAAACTTAGATGCGAATTTTAGCAATTACGAGCAAGACAAGCGGCGTAGCTTATCATAGGATCATTATGCCAATAGTCAATATGCAGAAAGATTATTGCTTAATGACTGACACTATCAGCGAAGAAACGTTTGAGAATAACTATGATATTGTGATCCTGAATAGGATGCTTGCAAACATAACGCCCGATCAGATGGTAGAATGGCGCAAAAAATACGGCTTTAAATTAATCGTAGACAATGATGACTATTGGAATTTAGACGCTTCGCATATACTTTACGAACGATATGTTCTAAATAATGTAAGTCAGCAAATTATAGATTGGATTAGTATTGCCGACCTTTGTACTTGTACGCACGAAAGGTTAGCAGAGGAAATATATAAGCACAATATAAATGTAGAAATATTACCTAATGCAATACCATACGGAGAAGAACAATTTGTTTTAGAAAAAAAGCCTTCGGATCTTGTTAGGCTATTTTGGTCAGGATCAGGAACGCACGGCAAAGACTTAGATATATTACGCAACCCAATGAAGCGAATCAATTTCCCCGTTCGCACAATCATAGCAGGATATAACGAAACAGAGAAACCTATTTGGGATGGAATGATAGCAGCTTTCACTAATGGTTTAAAATTAAACCCTACAATTTACAACTATAATCAGGTTACGGAATATATGGCGGCTTATTGTGATTCTGATATTAGCCTAATTCCTTTGGTGGATTCTAAGTTTAATTCTATGAAGTCCAATCTAAAAGTATTAGAAACGGCATCAAAAAAGAACCCTGCAATTGTCAGCAACGTTCACCCGTATAAAGATTTATATCCTGCTTGCCACGTCAATAGCCAAAAAGATTGGTATTATTGGATCAAGATGTTAGTTAATGACAAAGAAGCACGCGAGCATTATGGTAACGAGCTTTACGATTATTGCAATAAGAACTTTAATTTGCACCAAGTAAATAAGCAAAGATTTGCTATTTATAGTAAATTGATAGACAATGCCCGTAATTAAATGCAGTAATGGCAAATAC